AATCATACTTGCAATCATATCATATCTAATCATACAATCATATCTAATCATATTGATAACAAGTTGCGCGGACCGCAAATAAAAAAAACAGATCCAAAAAACAATAATCCAGGAATGTTTCGCCTGGTTCTGGAAACGAGAACCTTAAACGAGCTGTTCGAACAGCTTGAAAAATTATTAAAAAAATAAAATAAAGCTTTGCATTTATCCCACTACATCTTATAATAATAATATAACATTAATGAAAGGGTAAAAAATGTTAAATTATACAGGGATCAATATTTCAAAAGGTTCTGGAAAACTTCAAGATATTAGATCAATAAACACAAATACTTTGACTAATTCATTTTGTATTAAGCAAGGAAAAAATAAAAATTCAGTTTGCAGTATTTGCTATTCTGAAAAAATGTTAAGAACAATGCGCAAAAATTGTGTTCCATCGTGGCAACATAACAGTAATTTATTAAGCAAAGTTATTATTCAAACTGAATTATTGCCTACTATATTGGACGCATTTTTTAGATTCTCCAGTCACGGTGAATTAATTAATAATATTCATTTAATTAATTTAATTAATATCACTAATAAAAATCCACATTGTACTTTTACTTTATGGACTAAAAGAAAAGATATTATTAACAAAGTTTTTAAAACGATGAACAAACCAAAAAACTTAATTTTAATATTTTCTAATAGTCAATTAAATAAACCTATTGAAATATTGCCTAAATATTTTGATAAAACATTTAACAATGTTACAAAAGAATATGATGAAAAAAAGATTAATTGTTTTTCAAAATGTAAAGAATGTTTAATTTGTTACAAACATAATAATATTAATCAAATTATAGAATATATAAAATGAAATACTTAGAAAAACAACCAACGTGGGCCTTAAGAAATATGATCAAGGCCTTATCTTTTCATTCGTGGTCCAATACTGACGATGAAAAACAACGTTTAAAAATTGCTAAATTAATTTTAAAGAATAGAAAAAATTAAATCTAATAATCATACAATCATAATCATATAATCATATCTGGCGCAATCATAGTGCCAGATCATACCTACAATCATATAATCATATAATCATATAATCATATCACTAGAACCCAGGGCCTAGCTGCAAGTAAATATATAAATGTTTATTGGATTAAAAATCTAGGATCAGTTGGGTTCAACCGATCCTAGTTTAGGAAGGGACTTATTTTAACTGTTTAATTATTTCTTTAGTTTCATTTATATGTTGAATGACACTACTTCCTTCTGGTATTGTTCCTATTTCTTTTACTAAAAATTCGCACACGTCGATTGTGTCTTCTAAATATATTAAGAGTTTCTTTTTATCCATATTATAAACCTCTCTTTTCTATTGTTTTTAAAAAATAATACATCTCTTTTAAAGTTTTAAAACCTCCTTCAAAGTCTGCTTTATCCCGGTCGCTGCTAAATATTATGATATGAAAATTGTTATCTTCATAATTTTCTATAATATCAATTGTATAATTTATTTCATCCGCTTGAGAATAAATAGACAAGCTTAAATTATCCATAGTAGTGACATTACCATTTACTTTTACATATTCAGTCATAATAAAATAAAGGGAAGGTTATTAGCCTTCCCTTATCCTTTCTATATTTTTCTAATTGTAAAAACGTCAGATGTTTTTGACTTTCTAAACTCATTAATCATCTTCATTGTTTTGTTATCTAACTGACTTTCATATTTTTCTAAAAAGTCATTCAAAGAAAATGAAGGAAAGTTTTTAGAAGTTAAAGTTATAACCCAATAATCATTTTTATATCTAATAGTATGTATTGGAATATTTTTCTCTTTAAATAAAGGGATAATATCTTTTTTATAACCTTTATGCTTATCTTCAAAATGAATGAGATTAGCTTTGTTAATAACTGCATCTGATAATAAGTCTAAATCTTCTTGACTAAATACATCTATGCTAGTTTTTATTTTACTCTGAGCCATTGTTATTCCTTTCGTTAAGTTTATATTAATTGCTCAATTATATTATGGGATATAATAAGATATATGTCAACAAAAATAATCATAAAAAAAATAAAAAAAACTATATAATCATTTTATGGGGCAGAATTACTGCCCCATATTTACAAGGCTCATTTCCCATTTACATATCATACACATTTACGATTTTCTGACCACCTGCGGCCGGCTGCTTGCTAGCCTGTACACCTATAGGCTAAGTTAGATATATGTAAACATTTGAAATTTATTTTAGTTTATCTATAATGTCCAAATGAAGTCTGATTTGATGACAACAGAAAAACTGAGGCTCGAAGTAGAGAGGCTCTGGATTAGACACATTAAGTTATGTCAGGATCACTTTTTGTATTTTGTTCAGGAAGTTTGGCCAGATTTTATATGTCGTAAAGAAAAAGATAGGAGTAAGTGGGGACATCATCAGATTATTGCTCACGAGTTTACGAATATTGCTGCGGATAAAAAAGGGAGGCTCATTATTAATATGCCCCCTAGACATACTAAATCTGAATTTGCATCTGTATATTTTCCTGCATGGATCATTGGAAAGTTCCCCAAAATGAAAATAATGCAAGTATCCCACAACACAGAACTGGCAGTGAGGTTTGGTTCTAAGGTTCGTAATATTATTGATTCACCAGAGTACAAACAAATTTTTGGTAATGTAAAGCTTCGTGAGGACTCCAAAGCAAAAGGTAGATGGGAAACAAATCACGGAGGTGAGTATTATGCAGCAGGAGTTGGTGCGTCAATCACGGGCCGTGGTGCGGACTTATTGATTATTGATGATCCTCACACGGAACAAGACTCAATGTCAGATATGGCAATGGAACGTGCTTATGATTGGTATACATCTGGTCCACGACAGAGGTTACAACCTGGAGGATCTATACTGATGGTTATGACGAGATGGGCAGAAGATGATTTAACAGGTAGATTATTGAAGGCTCAAACTGAACCAAAAGCTGATAAGTGGCGACAGATTTCATTTCCCGCGATCCTCGACTCAGGGAACCCAGTATGGCCAGAGTATTGGGAGTTAGAAGAATTAGAAAAGATTAAGTCAAGTATTCCTATTCGTAACTGGTCCGCTCAGTATATGCAAAATCCAACGAGTGAGGAAGGTGCAATTTTAAAACGAGAGTGGTGGCAACCGTGGAGAGGTGAAGGTTTACCTAATTTGATGCATGTAATTCAGAGTTATGATACAGCGTTTAGTAAAAAGGAAACAGCGGATTATTCTGCGATTACGACTTGGGGTATATTTTTTCCAGAAGAGGGTGGGGCACCGCATATGATTTTATTAGATGCCATTAGGGGTAAATTTGATTTTCCAGAATTAAAAGCAGTGGCATTAGATGCCAATAAATATTGGGAACCTGAAACGACAATTATAGAACAAAAAGCCAGCGGTGAACCTTTGACTCAGGAGTTTAGACGAATGGGTATACCTGTGATACCTTTTGTTCCTAGTAAGGGTAATGATAAATATACGAGAGTGAATGCTTGTGCACCTGTGTTTGAAAGTGGACAGGTGTGGTTTCCTTATGGTGAAAAATTTGCAGATGATGTAATTGACGAATGTGCATCGTTTCCTAATGGTGCACATGATGATTATGTTGATTCAACTACACAGGCTGTGTTAAGGTATAGGCAAGGGAACTTTATTGAGTTATACTCAGACTATGTTGACAACGAAGATTTACCCCCTAAAGAATATAGGTATTACGAATGAGTGAAGAGTCAGAAGATAAACAAAAACAAGCCCAAAAGATAAAAGCACTAAGTAGTATTTTTGGAACACCTGGTAGTTTATTTGATTTAATTAATTTTAATAAAAAACCAAGACGAAGATCACCTCAAGGTGAGAGTGTTACTACACAACTTAGACGATTTAAAACAAGACCTGTTAAAGAAAACCCAGAGTTTGATATTGTGGGTAGACAAGTTCCTGATATTGAAAAACAAGTAAGAACAGATGTATTACAAACTCTTAGTAATCTTGACCCTAAAATGGTAGAACCTAGATTGAGAAGAATGTCAGCAGACTTACAAGATTTAAACAGAACGTTAGCGCCAGCCAGCAAGGGTACTTTTGTTAATGTTAAAACAAAATTAGGACGGACTAAAAAAACAAGGATCACATAATGGATGATGAAGACAATCTGGAAGAACAGGTTAATCCTGTAGACGTGGAAGTTGAAGAACCTACTGAGGAGATCGTAGAAGAAGACGCGGCACCAGAAGAAGATAATTTCTACAAAAACTTAGCTGAGGATATGGACGACAGAGCCTTGACCGCTTTGTCGAGTGACTTGGTTACAGAATTTAAAAAAGATAAAGAGTCCAGAGGAGATTGGGAAAAAGGGTATACATCAGGATTGGACTTACTAGGATTCAAGTATAGTGATGAAGGTCAGCCTTTCAAAGGTGCGAGTGGCGTGACCCATCCTTTATTATCCGAGTCTGTTACACAATTTCAAGCACAAGCTTATAAGGAGTTACTACCACCCGATGGTCCTGTAAGAACACAAGTGGTCGGTGATACGAGTAAACCTAAACAAGAACAAGCTCACAGAGTCCAAGAATTTATGAACTATATGGTTATGGACAAGATGGAGGAATACACTCCAGAGTTTGATCAACTGTTATTTTATTTACCTTTAGCAGGAAGTGCTTTCAAAAAAATCTATTATGATGAAATAAGACAACGAGCAGTAAGTAAATTTGTACCGGCAGAAGATTTAGTAGTTCCGTATTATGCAACAGATCTTATGGATTGCGAAAGAATTACACACATTATTAAAATGACTGAAAACGATGTGTTGAAGAAACAAAAAACAGGGTTTTACAGGGACGTGGAACTTGCAGCTACGCAAGAAGAAGATGATATTCAGAATAAATACGATGAGATTGAAGGGGTCTCGGACCAAGGACCACGGGACTATCAATTTAATGTGTTGGAAATGCATGTTGATTTAGATTTAGATGAGTATGAAAAGCAGAATGATGAAAAAAATGTTAAAGTTCCTTACATTGTAACGATTGATGAAGGCTCACAACAGGTTTTGAGTATCTATCGTAATTTTTCTCCTGATGATGAAACACTAAAACGCAATGAATACTTCGTGCATTACAAATTTTTACCAGGTTTAGGGTTTTATGGTTTTGGTTTGATACATATGATTGGTGGTTTAGCTAAAACGGCTACGTCTGCACTACGACAATTGCTTGATGCGGGTACTTTGAGTAACTTACCTGCTGGTTTTAAGTCACGAGGACTAAGAATTAGGGATGATGACCAGCCTTTTCAGCCAGGAGAGTTTAGAGATGTTGATGCACCAGGTGGAAATATTAAGGATCAGTTTCAAATCTTACCTTTCAAAGAGCCAAGTGGTACACTTTTTCAACTTTTAGGTTTTGTAACGCAAGCAGGACAAAAATTTGCGGCTATTGCTGATATGGCAGTAGGAAATGATGCGCAAAATAGAGCAGTGGGCACGACAATTGCCCTTTTGGAGCGTGGTTCTAGGGTAATGAGTGCTATTCACAAAAGATGTTACTACTCTATGCGACAAGAATTCAGATTATTAGCTAAAGTTTTTGGAACATACCTACCTCCTTTGTATCCGTACAACGTTTATGGTGGAAATAGGCTAATTAAGGTTGCAGATTTCAGTGAGGATGTAGATGTTATACCAGTTGCAGATCCAAATATATTTTCTATGGCACAAAGAGTGACTTTAGCGCAAACTCAGTTGCAAATTGCTCAAAGTGCACCACAAATGCACGATGTAAGAGAAGCCTTTAGACGAGTTTATGAATCTTTAGGTACAAAAAGAATTGATGAACTGTTAAAACCAGAAAAACCTGTAATTCCTAAAGATCCGGCGATTGAAAATGCAGAAGCCTTACGAACTGAGGTACCAACAGCGTTTCCTCAACAAAATCACGATGCGCATATACTATCACATGCAGCATTTATCAAAACAAGAATGGTACAGATTAATCCTGTAGTCTATGCTTTACTTCAAGCCCATATTTCAGAGCATTTATCTATGAAAGCCAGAGCACAAGTGATTGCGATAATTGCGACACAACGACCTGACTTAAAAGAATTACAACAAGCTGAACCTGCAGCGTTTCAAATAGAGTTTGATTCTATGGTGGCATTACGAGTTATGGAATTAACCACTGAATTACAAAATGCAGAACAAATGACAGAAAAAGGTGATCCATTAGTTGAATTAAAACAAAGAGAATTAGATTTAAGAGCTATGGATATGCAAAGACGCGGTATGGAATTTGGTGCACAAGAAAATAGAAAAGTAAGTGAGTTTGATCAGCGCATTGATTTAGATAAAATGAAACGTGAAGATGCAGAAGCATCATCTAAAGAAAGAATCAGAGTAGCTGATGAAAAATTAGGATTAAACGCAATAAAAATAGCCAATGACGCAGCAAAACAAAACAGGTAAACCCTTTGGTCCCCCACCAGAAAGAGGTCCACAGCCACAAGGTATGAAAACCGGTGAATTTGCTGGTTGCCCTCATCGTGAAAATGGTGTAAAAAGTGATATAAAAGGTATATCTGATATACAGGTCAAAGGTAAAAAATTTATAGGCGTTAAGTGATAAAAGGTGATTCAACAGAATACCATTTAATAACAAAAGAGATTGGTAAACTTAAATTAAATCAAGTTACTTTAACTTGCGAGATTGGGCTAAGGGAAGGGTTGGGTTCTAAAATTATTATGGATGCTATCTTAGATAGTAAGCCAAAACTATTTAAGCACATAGCTATTGATCCTTATAATAACCTAAATTACCAACACTACGATAAATCAAATAAATATACTGCTGATTATACAGAAGAAATGAAACAAAAAACAGTTTCGTATCTGTATCAAAACTATCCTGAATTTGATTTTTACCATATGACTGATGATTATTACTTTAAAACTATGGGCGAAGGACATCAGTTTATTATTGATCAAGAACTTATGTTATTTGGTTTGTATCAGGTTGTTCATTTAGATGGGCCGCATACAACTACAGCTGTTCTTGATGAATTAAGTTTTTTTATTCCAAGAATGGCATCAGAGGGTTTAATTATTGTTGACGATTACCAACACCTCCAGATGGGTATTGTGGATATGCTTCTAAAGACTTATAATTTTAATGTTGCTGAGAAAGGCGACAATAAAATTATTTTTAAAAAGGAGATATAATGTTTACAGCAATAATTGGTCCTGTTGCAAGTTTGGCAAAAACTTGGATTGAAGGCAAACAAAAAAAAGCGCAACTTAAATCACAAGTAGAGTTAACAAAACTTGAAGCTACAAAAACTAAAATTGAACAGGACGGATCTTGGGAAGATAAAGCCATGTCAGCTTCCAACAATTCCTGGAAAGATGAGGCTTGGACCCTGACCTTCATTGCTATAATTTTCGCATCCTTCATCCCTGCACTTCAACCTTATATGCAACAAGGGTTTTTGTTTTTAAAGAACGATTGTCCTGATTGGATATCCTATGGCATACTTGCCAGCATAGCGGGATCTTTTGGTCTAAAAGGTATTGCCAAGATAAAAAAATAAATTAGAATACTTTAAGTGGACTGCGGTCGCAACGACAACCAGCACTTCTAACGATGGAGATAATTATGTGGTCAAAACC